TTGATGCTTCTAAAATGGGAGTACCTCAAAAAAGAGAACGTGTATTCTTTATATGTATCAGGCATGATTTGGGAGTCCATTTCCTAAAAGTTTCAGACCTCTTCAATGTTGAGCCATACATCGACATGGAATTTAATGAATCGGAAATATATTATGGGGAATATGCGGATTACAAGGGAAAGCCTATTGGTGTAAAAATGAGAAAGTTATTTGAGCAGAGAGTGGCAGGAGATATTGCTTTGGCAGAGGCCTATAAGAAACAAACTGGAAAACGAGGCTTTTTTAATCAACAATATCTATATGAGAACAAAGTAAGCTACACCCTAACAACTCATGCAGACTCAATTATTCCTTTTAAGCAGCCTATATATTTATCACGGTCAGAAGTATGTAATATATCCACATTTCCACAAGATTATCATTTCCTCAACCAATCCCCACATTATATCTGTGGAATGAGTGTACCACCCGTTATGATGGCGCACGTAGCCTCACGAATATGGAAATATTGGTTATCTAAATTATAAATCAAATGAAATCAGAAGAATTAGCAACCCAGTGGTGTCGGGATCATCCTGATGCAACATTGGAACAAGCATTCATGGCCGGATTAGGCCATAAGATGAATATGAATAAGGATTCTCTTTCTGCAAGGAAAGACAAATTCAGAAGTGAAGTCCTCATGTATAGAGGGAAATATCCTGATGATATGTTGAAGGACTTTTTCGAGTATTGGACTGAATGCGGAGGACGGAAAATGCGCTTTGAGAAGGAACGTACATTTGAAGTTTCCAAACGTTTAGTCAGATGGTCTAATAATGATTTTAACAAGTATGGGAAACAACTTAATTCAAGTCAACAGCAATCTCCCGGCAACCGAAAAGAAAGCGTTGAAAGACTTGCTGACCTTGCAAGCGGAGTATTACAAGGGATTGCACGTAAGTTCGATTAAAGAAGCTGTTCTCAACACTCCTAACCTACCACTCTCCGTTATAAGAAAAGAAATCACATTGGCTGGCGCAAGAGCCATACTGGTAATTGCGATTAACGAGCTTGTGTCTTTTTTCAATGTTGGAAAAACGATGAATGATGTTCAAGTGGCACTTACCGCTGATCTAATAATAGACAGATTCTATTATCTCAAATTGGAGGAAATCAAATTGTGTTTCCGTAATGCTATGGCTTCCGGTAAGATTTACGATAGACTGGACGGTAATATCATTCTCGGCTGGTTAAATGAATACGATGCACAGCGTGATGAAATTGTTTCTTCTCTTTCAATTAATGAAGCCCATGAACAAAATAATAACAGCACTGGAATGTTCTACGGAGAATATATCAAACATCTAACTGAAAGATCGGAAAATGGAGATGAAGAGGCCAAAGAATTATTGGAATCCCATCAATCATTCATACAAAGGATGAAATCAAATGATAAAGAAGCCGCTTTCAAAAAATGGAAAGAAGAATATTATGGAAGAACTAAGAGACAAACTACTTGACTGGGCGAAACAATTTGAAACACCTGATTTTATAAAAGATGATCCTATATTTTTTCCACATAAGTACAATGATAAAAAGGACATAGAAATCAGTGCCTTTCTTACTTCATGGATAGCTTTCGGGAATCGCAAACTGATAATGCAGCAAGCAGAAATTTTGGATAATCTAATGGGTAATTCTCCTTATGCCTTCATTATGAACAAAGTATGGGAACAATACAAAGAAAATACAAATACCTTCTACCGTATGTTCACCTACCATGACTTCTTCTGCATTTGCCAGCGGTTGTACAACATATATCAGGAATGGGATGATTTGGAAGTATTTTATGAGGGTTACAACAATGTTATCCGTGAAATACAAACAGATTTTGGTGGCGTAAAAGGTATTCCAAAATTGGAGCGTGATTCTCCATGCAAGCGTATTTGTCTGTTTCTACGGTGGGTAGTACGAAAATCGCCGGTGGATTTAGGTATTTGGAATATTATTCACCCGACAGAATTATACATACCATTGGATGCACATGTTGCAAAAATGGCACACCAGCTTGGGATAACAACACGCAAAACAGAGGACTGGAAAATGGTTCAACAAGTAACCAATTACATGAAAACAATTTTCCCGGATGATCCGTGCCGGGGAGATTTTGCATTATTCGGATATAGTATTAACAATAAATAATTTACATTATGTCAGAACTTAAAATCACACAAGAAAAGGTAACAGCCGCTTTTAGTGAAGCAAACGACTGTCCTAAAGCAATTAGTATTCTAACAGCCCTATTCGGAAAGCAAAAGCCGGATTATACAGATTATCACAATATTAAAACCTACGAAGATGCTTGTGAAGCAATAGGTGTAAAACCTATTGTTCGCCTACTTGTTGAGGATGAAGACGGACACAAAGAAGAAGTGGCTGATATTGCACACCTCGCCTACATCAAACTATGCACAATTGCTCGTGCATTGAACAACGATCCTGATTTTCCACGATTTACTAAAGATGAATACCGTTATACGCCGTGGTTTTATCTTTATAATCAGAAAGAAATTGATGAAATGGACGAAGAGGATCGTAATCAGCTGGTTCTTTGGGGCGGTGTTGCGGGTGGCGGTGCGTCTTGCGGTCTCGCTTGTGCGGTCTCGGGTTTCGGTTGGTCGGGCTCGGGTGCGGGTGTCGGCTCTCGCCTTGCTGTAAAATCAAGTGAAATCGCAATTTACTTTGGAGAACAATTCAAAGAATTGTGGAAAGACTTTCTGATTGGAAAAAAGTAATCACACTGGGGAGGCCGCATCAAAGCGGCCTTTTCCATACCTTTTAAATCTATGACTCCAAAAGAATTTTTCGACAAAGTGGTGGAAATGCGCCGTTGCCAAAAAGAATATTTAAAAAATAAGAGACAGATAGATTTACGAATAAGTAAACAAATTGAGCGTGAAGTAGATGAAGAAATTGAACGTGTTCAAAAAATCCTTCACGACAAACAGAATCCGCAACTCTTTTAGACTATGGTTAATATGAAAATCCTTGACCTGCCATTAAAAGCAAAATGGTATGAAATGATCGAATCCGGAAATAAGAAAGAAGAATACAGAGAGATCAAGAAATACTGGATCGGAAGATTAGCAAAATGTGGAGGTCGCAATTCCTATGAAAAGACAGGTTTCTATTGTAAGAAAGGTATTTGTTTTTCTTGTATTACACGTGGAAACGGCTTTCACCCCAAAGAATACACTCATGTTCGCTTCCGTTTTGGCTACACCAAACGGACAATGCTTTTTGAACTTGAATCTATAACCATCGGAGTTGGTAACACCAATTGGGGAGCACCGGATAACGAATGTGTATTTATACTTAAACTGGGAAAATGTATCAAAAAAAATGAAAGTAAGGACTCAACAGAATTTCAACCGAAAAACTCGTGAAACAGTATTCGGTATCAGCATCATGCCTGACGGTGGCAGAAGATATTGTAAATACCCAATAGGCCACCAAGAATACAAAGACTATACCCAAGCACACCAAGCTATGAAAGATGTACAAAAGATATTGGATAATGGAGGCCGATTAGTGTATTCTCCCAAAGGTAGTGCCGGGATTAATAAAAATGAATATGTAAAAATTGAAATGACATAAAAATGAAAATATTAGTAAGTTTTTCAGGTGGTAAGGATTCACAAGCATGTTTGATCCAAGCTTTCAAACAATATGGGGGGGGGAATTTAACCGCTGTGTTTTGTGACACCGGCTGGGAACACCCTGACACATATAAACATGTGAATGATGTTTGTCTGCAAATGGGAGTAAGACTTATAACTCTCAAATCAAAATACGATTTTGTGTCTTTGGCAGTTCACAAGAAAAGATTTCCTTCCACGAATGCACGGTTTTGTACCAGTGAACTAAAAATGAAGCCAATGATTGATTATGTACTTTCTTTGAAAGAAAGCTGCATTATTATACAAGGTATCAGAGCCGGAGAAAGTACAGCACGTGCGGCAATGGAAGAGGAATGTATGTACTTCAAATCGTATTTTCAACCTAATAAGAAAGGAAGAACTGAAAACTACCGAAGTAAGGATGTCAAAGAATGGTGTTCCCAATTTGACGCTTCTGTTCTAAGACCGATCTTCAAATGGAGTGCACAGCAAGTTATAGATTGCATACTGGATGCAGGGCAGAAACCGAATCCATTGTATTATCGTGGATTCTCACGTGTTGGATGTTTCCCGTGTATCATGTGTCGGCATAAAGAAATTGAACTTATAGCCAAAAACCGAACAGAAATGAAGAAGATACTAATAATCTGCGTACTTTTCGCTCTGATAGCGGGATGCGCATCACCAAGAAATTCAGTTGAGAATCATCCGGCAAAGAATTCACCTCAACCGGATGCACTGCCAGATAATAAAGAAAACCGCTTTACGAAACAGTTTCAACAAGCGGATTCAATGTTTAATCAAAAATATTTATTAGAATGAAGACATTAGACGAAAAGGCTGCCGAATATGCAGCAGGGGTTGTAGCTGAGTTCCCTGAACTTGCAAGCTACAAAGGAACTATTGAAACCATTTACGGACAAGGGGCAATGGAATGTGAATTACTTGGAGAAGAAACGGGAACCTTTGGGCAAGCACTTGAATCTCTCAAACGAGGGCATCTCGTTACTCGTAAAGGATGGAACGGTAAGGGTATGTTCATATTCATGCGTCCTGAAGATTGTTTATCAACGGAAAAGGTTGTTAATCATGTTAAATCACTTCCCGAATCATTCAAAAAATGGATAGCCAACAATTATGGAGATTCGGAAATTGATAAAATCAAATTTACTGCATACTTATGTATGAAAGCTGCCGATGACACCGTTGTAAATGGTTGGCTTGCATCACAGACGGATATGCTTGCTAACGATTGGGTGATAGTTGAATAAGCGCATTGTCATACGGCGGTTGAATGTCTGCCGTATGGCTCAAAACGATATAGAAAGGAACTAATATGGGAAAGAATATCAAAGGTCTTGCTGGTTCAACCATCTTCAATCAAAAGATGGTTGAACAAATGAATGGCATAAACAAAAACAATAAAGGGAAAGCATCCCCAATTTATATACCAACTAAAAAACGGAAGTAATGGAAGCTAAATTTAGGATTGGAGAAAAAGTAAAAATAGCCAATCATCCAGATAAATCTAAGATTGGCAAAGAGGTTGAGATAATTAACCTCCATCATTCTAATTTTAATCCACAAAAGGGATATGTGGATGAATGGTTATACAATGTATGGGATGGTGCGAAATCTTTAGGATGGGCACCTGAGTGCGACTTGGTAATTAATAAACCTTCATAACAAATTAATTATGAAGAAAATACTACTTATCTGTACACTCCTTGTTTTGTTAACTGGATGTACTGCACCAAGAGATTATAAAAAGAATCGCTTCACAAAACAGTTTCAAGAAGCGGATTCCATGTTTAATGAAAAATATAGATTAAATGAGTAAAAATAATATAGCTCAACAATACAATAGTATGGTTGCAAGTATTGAAGATGCTAAAATTTATGATGGCCGGGGAGAATATAACCTATATGAATGTAATAAATGCAATAATTATAAGGTAACTCTATACAAAGACAAAGGTGTAACTCCCTTCATCATGAGATGTAAATGCGGAGGGGATATGATGCATACGAAATCTTCAAAGCAGGCTCCACCGTCATACGTGAAAGTTTATAATTGGGTACGTCCCAATTTGGAGCAAACAATGTCATTGAGTGAAGGTATGCGTAATCATATTCTAAATGGAGGATTAATATTAGAAGATGAATTAAAGTGATCTGATAAAATGAAAGAAATAACTATTGGTGATAAACCTTTAATGTAAATGTTTTAAGCCTTGCTATCAATAAAGATAACAAGGCTTAAAAGAAAATGGCAGCGACCTACTCTCCCACAATTATGCAGTACCATCAGCGTGACAAGGCTTAACTTCTCTGT